TGGCGACAGGGACCTGACTTGCGGCCATGATGCCAATAGGGGCGGGCGCGACTTCGCCGCCGGTTCCCAGACAGGCGATAAGATTGGCAATGATCGTGGGCGACATTCCGAACTTGCTGAAAATCTCAGCTTGCTGCTTCAGCGCGTCCGTCGGCGTAACGCCTGACAGCGCGTAAATCTTCGCCCAATCGAGTTTCATTGCTTAACCCACAAACTCTGAGCGGTGAGAAGCGAATTTGTCCAAGTGTAAGTTTTCACGTACACCGCGCCGTACTGCGTGAGGGTAGCTGTGGTCATCTTCCCGTTACCGTCGTACCCGAAGGCTTGGGCGGCTCGATTGGGATAGATCATTCGTCCGTCTGAGGCAAGTTCGCCCATGATGTACGCTCCGTAAAGATGTGGGAATTATGAAACATTTTTGCAAATTCTGCTTGACAAGTTAAATAGCGTAATGCATAATTACTACATCAACAACGCAACGGAGAACACCATGGACAAAATCGCTAAACAATTCAAATACCAAAATGGCCCCGGCGTTTTCTTGACCATCGAAGTCGAAATTGACCTTGACGACTTGGCGGATCAGCTTTTCAGAAAAATGAGAAGAACTGAAGCCTTTAAAGCAAGCGTCATGTATGGCGCAATCAAAGCTAAACCGGTACGCGCCTAATCTGATCTAAATCGGCAGTATTGGTCGAGACGTACAGCGGCAGTTAATCTCTTCGCCCGGCTGTATGTACTCGCCCGATATGAGACACCCTTCCGCAATCTTGTAGCGCTTCCCGTTCGCAGCAACGTGGTCAGGGCGGGGCGTCTTGCCTGCATGAGAGTGAAGCCATACGGCTTCTGTAATACCTAATTCCAATTGTCGCGCCCGGTTGACGACAGCATTAGCCTTCCCGCTTTGGTCCCTGGCTATCAATTCCGCCCGATGTGCTGCTTGTGGATAGAGCGCCTTCAAGTCTTTAACCATCGTCTGCAAGTCGCGGCCCGCGCTATACGACCGCATGACGATACCTTCGACTTTGCCCAGATACTGCTCGGGAATGGAACGTATCAAGCCGACGTTCTCGGCGAGCGAGGCTTGAAATGCGTCACGCACTGCTGGTGTCATCTTGAATTCAACAGTCCAGCCCGCATCCTTCAGCGCGGCACGCATGGAACTGTCGGACGCTTTGAACATATCGCGCAGGTACGCCTCGGCGATCTTTGGTGCCCACTCGTCAAAGCGCTTTATCCAGCGGTCGGCAAGGTCGGCCAGGACGCGCTTAATGTGGAGAGCGGGCGAGGCGTCCAAGGCTAAGCGCCGAGCATCGATAGGGTGCCGCCCGCCACCCGAAAATAGAGCTAAATCAGCATCATAGCTATACTCAACAAGCGCGGCCATGCGCGGCGGCTCCTTGCGATAGCCTGCCGTCAGCCAGTACTCGACGGACGCATTCATCTGGTCAATCAGGGCGAGCATTGACCGTCGGTACGCACTTTCGATTCCCCGGTTCGCGTGGGTCGCCCGGGCGACTTTAGGCTTGCTCGGCATCGCTCGGCTTCTCTTCTGGCAGTTCCCCACCCATATCGTCAGGCTCCGAAGGCGGCACGATAATGAGCGACAAGTCAAGCCCGTCAAAGCCGCTTGTCGGGTCTTTTGCTAGCTTCTCGCGCACTTCGGACGGATCGACAACGCCCGCATTGATGTAGCCAACATCCGTTACGCCATCCTTGGCGCGAATATCGGATTCTTCCGCCGGCGTCATCTGATAGAGCGGTACGAAGTCAAAAGTTATGTCTCGGAAAATCTCACCGAACAACGACAGTTGCACAAGGTCAAGAATCGTCTCGACCGGGGCGCGCCAGTAGGCCGTCTGCTGCGCAGCGATCCAGTCGTAGAAGACTCGAATCTCGCCGTCACTGGACGCATTCAACCCACTTGGCGAGATGCCCGTCAGCACGATAGCGGGCATCCTGGAGCAAGAACACATATGCTCTTGGCTCTGCGCCTGCAGTTCGTGCAGTCCGGACAGCGGCGTATTGACCTGTACGAGTTCCTCGCGATCCTTGTCGAGCAGCATCAAGCCCTTATTGCTACGCATGGCCGTGAAAAGGTCGGCCCGCTTGAAAAGGTCCGCGCCGTCATCGTTGCCCTGCAGGATTTGCTCCATGCTGGTCGCGAGGCACGTGATACTGAAGTTGTTGATAAGGTCGGCAACGCTCTGGCGCGTGCGGAGCCAATTGTCAACGTAAGGCTCTGCCAGTTGCGACAGGCTCATGCCGGCGAAGTTGAACGCCGGCTTCAGAATGTCAGGCAGCGGGCGGGTCACGATGGTCATCAAGCGCGAGGCATGCACCTGTTGTCCAAGCATCCACCATTCAGTAGGCTTGTAGAAGTCAGGCGCGGACGGGTCTTGTGCATTGTAAGCGCTGGGCGTTGTCCACACTGCTTCGACAGCGCTGATACGTACAAGGCTTCTCTTGGCTACGGTTGCCGGGGCGAGAACTAGCGGCACTTCTCGATCATGGCCCCGCAAGTCAATAAATATCTGCCCGCGCCCAAAGTAGCAATCGTGTTCTGCGGCCGTTTGGATCACGCCCCGCACGTTTAGCCGCTTGAATTCCGCCTTGATTGCTTCGATCTTGTCGGCTGTGTCGTCACTGCCTGAAAATTCAATCCATTCACGAGTCAGTTCCGTCGACATGGTCGAAGCAAACGCCCGGTACTCGGCACGGGTGGCAAGCTGCGCGAGATACTGAAAGCCCGGGAAGCCGCCGCCAGGAAGCCCGCCCCGCATGGCGTACTGGTACGGATTGCTGTCCATTGCCATCACGGGGGCTTGTGCGCCTTTAGGAACGACGCCGGGCGCGAGGGTAGGAGGTTTGATCGGGTACGTATAGGGCGCGGCGTCCTTGGCGAGCGTCTGGGCCTTATATGCGGCAAGTCGCAAGCCGTCACCCTTGAGCGTTCGGGGGTGCTTGCGGGGGCGTCCTACGGGGCGTTTGATAGTATCCATACAATAATTATAATTAATTTTGAAAATAATTGTTGACTTCGTGAATAGTGTAGTGCATAATTACTACATCAACAACGCAACGGAGAAACGAAATGAACAAGACCTTGACACTTTGGAGCCTTCGCACTAACGCCGCTCGCGGTAATCACTTCGTAGCTGAGCGTCAAGTGACTGAAGAAACCGCGCAAGAATGGCTCTCAGTCTTCCGTAAAGATGAGCCTAGCGTTTCATTCGTCGCAACCGCCCGCAAGCCTAAACTCTAAACCTCCGACGGCCCCGAAAGGGGCTGGCTAACCATCATGAAACGTAAGCCCCAAATCCGCTACGGCATCCTTGGTCGTGCGCTGGCAATGGGAACGACCCTCAAAGAACTACAAGTATGTCACGCAGCGAGTCGCTGACATCGATTGGAATAACTTTGAGCCGGCGTTGTTCTAACGCCCCGACATCGCCCGTTCCATCGCCGCTTGACTGATCTTGAGGCGGCTAAAGAGCGGGTAGAGCCGGCGGAGCGCTTGCGTCAGCGCGTCGACTTGGTCGTCATTGGCTGCAGCGGGGAATGCGGTAAGTTCTGACAGCAAGTCCTTGACCCAAGGCGCGAAGTCTGGATGTGGTAGCCACACATTCCCCGCTTCCCAATAGCTCGTTACCGCATGCGCCCGGGCGAGCTTCGAGCCGTCAGGTTCGATAGGTATCAGGCCGGGCACCTTGGCCTTGAGCGTATCGATGACCGCAGGACCGTTCGCCTTGTCTTCGATCAATATCTCGCGAGTCTTCGGCCAAGCGTCACGTAGCGCAACGACCTCGCGCACAGTTCGAGTAAAGCTCATGCGGGCGCGTACCTGGGCGAGTAGATAGCTGTTCGCGCCAGCCTTGCCCCAAACCTGCCCGACAACAAAGTCGGTGCCGTCCGTGTCCTTGAACGTGCAATCCCAACTTGCCAGCACCTTATCGAACTTGGTCGGCAGGTCTTTCGGCAAGTAATAGCGAATACCCTCGTCCTTGAAGACATTACCGCCGATAGCGCGGGGCGATTGCTGGTAGAGCGCGGCCCACCAGTAGTCGCTGAATGTCGCTTTGGTTTCGAGCAGCTTCTTTAGACTGTGCAACTCAGGAACTAGCGCCCCCTCGGGCAGCAGCGGATCGTATGCGACCTCGCCCGGCAGATTGATCGCCGGGAAGCGCAGGATGGTCAGGCGCGGATCGCCCCGGAACTGGTTGCAGATACGGGCGGGCAAGTCGTCTTCGGCCCAACTCGTCGCCATGATGATCTGGCCGGAATTCTCAGATAGCCGAGTCGTGAAGACGGATTGATACCATGACCAATGTCCTTCCTTGGTCGTTGGACTTAGCGCCTCCTGCTGATTCTTTACCGGGTCGTCGATGATGCCAATATCGAGCGAGCGACCCGTTGCGCCCGAACCGACGCCCCGCCCGATATAACTGCCGTCGCCGCCCGGTGAGGTAAATTCGCCGTCACGGTTGATTGTGTACTTAGCCCGAGCGTCGGATGTGGGGAACAGGCGGGCGTGTTGCTCGCTGGCAAGGTTTCTTCGCACGTCGAGCGACATAGGGCCGGCGAGGTCGTCTGAGTAGCTGAACGCGCCAATACGCCAGTCTGGGAACCGACCGATGAGATAGGGCGGCAACTTGCGACTGACAATCTCAGACTTGCCGTGTTGGGGCGGGGCCTGCAGAACGAGAATTGGGCGGATGCCGGCTTGAACGTCAAGGACGAACTTATCGAGCGCCGCGCATACCGTCTCAGAGAAGTTCGACCACTTATATTTCTTACTTGTATAAGTTATGTATGCACCGAGCGCCTTGCGAGCCTCGCGCCGTCGCAGCAACTCCTTGGCCGCGTCACTTTTGGTTATCATCGATCAGCGCGGCAAGCTGTGCGTCACTCAAGTCTTCTGGATTGGCATGCGCGATGGTCAACGGGGCGCCGTCCTTGCCAGTCAGTTCTTTACGTTCGATCAGCATGCCGAGATATTTGGCAATCTGATTGCGTATTGCTTCTTGATCCTTCAATTTGACCTTCAGCCCATCCTTGGTTCGTTCGATACCGGCGATAAGTTTTCGCTCTGGGCCGGTCAGACTTTCAGTATCGCGAAAGAAAATGTCTTCAATGCCCTCACCAGCACACTCAGGACAGCCGCCATGCGGTTCGCCGTTGTGTCTCCACCAGAACCCCCCAGCACAATCGGGCAAAGCCTCTGGCGGCTTTCTACGCATTGCTGCGTCACACGCTTCGGCATACTCGCGGGCGTTCCACTGGTATTGATGATCGACGCCGTTGCAGAAGCGGCAATTTACTCGTCTGACATAAACAATTTTCGAGGCGTCAGCATCGGCCAGTTCTATCCAATCCCTGAGGATATCTGCCGCCGTGATCGTTGCGGCTTGGGCGACACGGGCGCGCTGCTCCATAATCATTTGCTGAACATCCACATCTTTCAACAACCGATAGCCTGCTTCAGCGGCCCACGATTCGGGCCAGCCAGCCTCGCGTGCCGCTTTCGTAGCGTTCTCGCGGTTCGACGGTTTGCAAAACTCT